GTTCAAAAAGGCTCCGGGGGAAGTTTTGGTGGAATGCTTTCGAATTTTAATGAGAGGAGGATCGATGGGGTATGGAGAAGTGCAATGGCTTCGTCAGATTTCTGATGAACTTGGCGTCCTTATCACCCTAGTTCGGAAGGCAGGTGCTGCTCCATCGACAGGTCCAGCAGTTCATCTCGATGTTGTTATAGGTCCAGTAACCAAACAAGGAGAAGTCATGCAGATTCACGACAACGAACAGTTCGCCCTTACCGTCAGTGCTGTAGATAGCAAGGGTTTCCCAACTTCGGACACCTTTACGGCTGTCGCGGACAACCCAGATGTTGTGTCTATCATGGACGACGATCAGGACGGTCGTACGTTCCTGGTAGTTGCTGGCAACCCGGGCAGTGCGGTCATCACAATCAGCGATGGAGCGCTCTCTGTCACCGAAGCCGTCGACGTCATCACCGGCGAGGCTGTATCAATCAGTCTGGTTGAGGGCGAGCCTGAGGACCAGCCAACTTCTGAGCCTCTCTGATAGAAATTCCTGGGTCCGGTGGAAAGTAGGGTCGCGACCTCAACCCCAGGGTCCCGGTTGAGAGTAACCACCTAACAGATAGCTCTCAATCATCGAATAAAGAACTTACCAAGAACTTACCAAGAACTTACCAAGAACTTACCAAGAACTTACCAAGAACTTCTGCGAAATAAACCAGACCTGCCTCTGTTCTCTATCGAAAGGTTGAATCATGTTCGTTGATACTGCACTCGATGTTGGCACCAACGCAATCATTGCTGCCTACCCATACTTGTCCATCCACACCACCGGTGCAGTAACTTCATCCGCGAATGAGTCTGCTGCCGCTCGAGTTGCTGCCAACTGGTCCGCTTCTTCAGGTGGTGACACCGCAGTCACCTCAAAGAACTTCACAGGTGGTGCTGCGTCAGGACCAGCCATCCGAGTTGGTTACTGGTCGTTGGCCACAGGAGGCGTCTACGGTGGTGGATCACTCTTGACTGGCGACCAGACATTCAACGCTGCCGGTGAGTACACAGTTACTGGAATTGCCGAAGGCTCCTCGTCCACTTAACCAAACTAAAACACAGTCCAGGAATGAGAGGTGAGAGATGAACGTTGACGTAGGGTCCTTCACCAAGATCAGTGGACCCACCACGGGTAATCAGGACATCGTGATCCCACGAGACATGACTGCTGCGGCTGCCGGGACATGGGCGATCATCTTCTGGACAGCAGGGTCAGATCAGGCAAGTGGCACGTGGGATGCCGGATATGAGTCATGCATCGGGTTTACGACCGGCGCGGCGAACTCGTATGCGAAAAGTTCTTCGTCTAAGGATGCCGTTGCTAGTGCTCTTGGTGATAGAGGAAGTTCTGGTTTCCCTATACTGTTATATGGAACTGATGGTTCATCGAAGGCGAGTGCCTCTTTTGTTTCTTTTCCTAATTCAACGCATATGCGAATTAACTGGACGACCAATGTCAATGATGCTCTGTTCAACACGGTCATCATCAACTATATAATTCTCTCTGGTCTGACGAACACTAAGGCAGTGGCATGGACTGGGCCTTCGAGCGCGATAGATAAGGTGGTCACCGGGGTTGGTTTCTCACCAGATCTTGTTTTATCAATTCTAGGTTCTGACTCCACCGCTGGGCCTCATAATGCTATCGGGGTATTTAATAAACATGGTCAGCAATGGGGAAATAATTTTTCTGGAGGTTATAACGCAAACCCATCTGATACAGATAGAGGGCAACAGACGGACGCCTGGGGTTATGTATCATCAGGGTACCTTGAATCTATTTCTGTTCAAAGTCACTTCAAATCAATGGATACTGATGGATTTACAGTAAACTTTTCTACTTATAACCCCAATTTTGTAAATTTCGTTTCACTTTGCCTCAAAGGACTCTCCTCCAAGATCGGAGCATTCACCGCACCAGTCGCCCCAGGATCACAAGTCATCGACACCCGGCAGAACTTTATTCCAAAAGCCGCCTTCTTCTCGTCAATCGGTCTAGTCTCAACAAATGACCCAGCAGCAGGAGCAGCATGGTCACTGGGGGGCACGGACCTGACTAACCATCGTGCGGTAGCATTGACTGATGTCGACAACGTCTCACCAACCCAAGTCAAGTCGGTGGGCTACACCGGCAAAGACATCATCTCTGGGACAGCAGGTGCCACCACTGACGCAGGCTCAGTCTCTGCGGTAAGTCCTACCCAGACCACGATCAACTGGACAACCAAGGACGCAGTGGCTCGGGAGTATTTGTACATGCTTCTGGGAGACGCAGGCGTGGACACGTTTCCGGCGAAGGTGGATGTCTGATGGGCACCTCCGGTCCGGTAACTAACCCATCGGCCACTTCGTTTTCTAGTCAGAAGAAACTGGTCACTCTCTCCACCGGTCGTATGGTCGCTGTGGTTGCGAACACCTCGAAGAATGCCCAGTTCCTATGGTCTGATGATGGGCATACGTGGACTGACTATGCTCAAGATATTATAAATTGGAGCAATGGCTCAATCGCCGTCTATGTAGATGGTGGTGGTATAGAGCGACTTGTCGCCGTGTGGAAGGAAAATAATCTAGCCATACATGTGTATATTAAAGTTGGGACATTTAACTCAGGGAGAACGACAATTACCTGGGGAACGGTTCTTGCAGTTCAAGAGCCATCTGTGGAGTATGATTATCCAGATGTTGTGGTTAATCCTGAGGGCACCGGTGCTCGATCCCATGTCGTCTTTTCAAGAAACTTAGCAACAGCCAACTATGTTTGGTATGCGCAACAAACGATTGACTCCTCTGGGGTAATTACTGTTTCCGTTCCCGCCGCTGCCATCACAGCCACTTACGGTGTCAACCTGCCAACCAATCCCTCAATTGACATCAACCCGATTACAAAAGATCTCTACTGTGCATGGATGGCTGGCGCGGCAGGTGCAGGTAAGGGAATCCGGTTTAGGAAGGCCGCCTACTCGGCAGGAGTATGGACATGGGCAGCCGAGGTAGAGGTAGATAACACTCTCTATAACGCCACCACATCTTATTGGGTGAACTGTCGGTGGGACGGGACGAGAGTAATCATAGGTGGATGTTTTACTGCCACCACTACAACATATTTCGTGGCTCTCTATCAGTCAACAAACTTCACATCATTCGGCACCCTCTTTCGTAATAGTGTTGTTTTAGTTGATCGTTGGATTTATGGAACGTTGGTTATTGAATCTAGCGGCGACGTCTATTTCCTGACGAGTTCTGGTACGGTTGGATCTGCTGGTTATTATAAGTGGACGAGAGCAACGTCCACGCTAGAACTTCGCGTAATAACTGAGGTTGGTTTCTATCAGTATTATCTCAATGCCACCTACTCCGGTGGCAAGATCCGATGGATCTACGTGGCGGGTAACAACAGCCCGTATCAGGTCAAGTACGACGAACTAGTAGTGGTGATTCCTGCACATACCGGTTCAGCATCAGGTTCAACAGTCTATACAGGTTCAGCAACTGGTAAACGAACACCTAAAGGATCGTCGACTGGATCAACAGTCTATACAGGTTCAGCAACTGGTAAACGAGTACCTAAAGGATCATCAATTGGGTCAATAGTTTTTACTGCTTCAGCAACAGGTGCGCGTACTTCTAAAGGATCTGCCTCAGGTTCAACCATATTCCTAGGTTCCTCAACTGGCACACGCACGCCAAAAGGATCTTCCTCAGGCGAAACAATATTCGTAGGTTCAGCAACAGGTAAACGTGTTCCAAAAGGTTCCTCCTCAGGTTCAACGATCCACACAGGCTCATCATCAGGTATCTATTTTCCTTTAGGATTAGCGACTGGATCATCGACACATCTTGGTACGGCAACTGGTAAGCATATTTCAAAAGGATCAGCCACAGGAACTGCAACTTGGTTTGGCAGTGCAACAGGTAAACGCCGACCAAAAGGTTTGGGTCTTGGTTCCACCACAAGGTATGGCACTGCGGTTGGTAACAACGGCCGTCTTATGTATGGTCATGGCATAGGCGAGACTCTAAGATTAGGCTCTGCCACAGGCATCATGATCCCCAAAGGATTCGGCGAAGGATCTACCGAGTATGTTGGCCATGCTATTGGCACATTCCACTATGTTGTTGTAACTGCTTCCCTTCTTCCACGTCGATGGGAAGGCACCATTCAAGATCACCGACGTTGGGAAGCCGATATTCTATCACGACGATGGGAAGGACATCTTCTATGAGTTATCCACACGAGACTAAGGAGTGCCAGCCCTTCCAAGTCAAAGTAAACAAAATCAAAGTTTTGACTGGTGTTGAAGTTGTGCTGCTTCCTCCTGGAGATAGGCCAGCTTTGGATGCAGCTTGGGGACAACCAGTTATTCTTGATGGAGAACTTTGTGTCTCTGTTGATGAACTCGCACCCGAGAGTAGTTGGAACGTTTGGGCACGCGTAACCTCAACCACTACAAATGAAATCCCTATTATCTATTGTGGTAATTTCGAAGTCACCTGAACAATCAACGAAACATCAATGAAAGGAATTAATCATGACTAACATCAGTACCACAAACATTCTTCACCAGGCAGATGTCGAGCAGGTTGTTGCTGATGTAGCGACCACTCTCAACCAAGGTCTTTCAGCGTATGAGATCGCTGTTGCTCACGGTTACAATGACACCGCTGTTGCTTGGTTGGCGTCACTGGTTGGTGCTGTTGGTCCAACTGGTCCAGCCGTCGTTCCGGTAGTCTCAACATCAACGGCTCTCGAAGCTGTCGCCAACGCTATCAACACCTCTGGCAAGGTAGTAGGAAAAGTGGTATTCAACTCCACGACCGGCGCTCCAGTATGGGCTACTGGTACTACTGCTGCCGATGTCTGGAACGACGCCTCTGGAGAACTCGCACACACTCCGGTTTGATAAGTCCTTTCTTGTTCGGGTCCGATGAGAACGCGGGTTGCAACTTAAGCCCGAACCTTTGGCTGGGATGAACCTCGGATAAATCCCGGTATCAATTGAACTCACAAAAGAAAGGAAGACCACTGATGTCGAAAGTTTATCCGGTTTCTTCAAAAGTCGGCACTCCGCGAGTTCCGCATCAAGAAGCAGTACAAGGTCTTATTGATAAAGCGCTTGAAACTTATGCTAGTAAACATCGTGGCGGCACTGGAGACGGTCTTGATGGTAAGTCTGCCTACGAACTTGCAGTTGCTGATGGTTTCGTTGGGACCGAAGTAGAGTGGATCGCATCACTGGTTGGACCTGCTGGTGAATCGGCCTATCAGGTCGCTGTTGATGCAGGTTTTATTGGCGACGAAGAGGCTTGGCTCGCTTCCCTCGTAGGTGCTGCTGGCGAGGATTCGGTCGTCCCAGGACCTCCCGGTGATTCAGCTTATGATGTTGCGGTTGCTGAAGGTTTCGTAGGCGATGAGGCAGCATGGTTGTTGACTCTGGTTGGTGCTGCTGGTGAGGATTCAGTCGTTCCTGGTCCTCAGGGCGAGTCGGCATATGACGTTGCAGTTGCTGAAGGTTTCGTCGGTGACGAGGCCGCATGGTTGCTAACTCTTGTGGGTCCCCCCGGAGAGAGTAGTAACTCAGGTTCATCCTTCCGAGGCGAATGGTCTGGGTTATCTGTTGTAAAGTCATATGATTTTACGGATGGGATTCCTCAGGAGTTCACGAATGTCGGTCCGTTTACTGTTGTAGCAAATCCTGGTGGTGTAGGAGCTCCACCTATCGGGATGATTGTTCAAGGTTCTGAGAATAATTCCTCTACTTTAGATCTTACTGTTCCTGCTGATGTTTCATCGGTTCGTTATTACTCGGCAGAAGTGGTTCAAAACAGTTTCTGGAGTAACCCAGCCGGGTTTAAAGTTAACGATACCATTGTGCATGAAGCTAGCGGTTGGGAGTGGATTCAGAAACAGTTCAGTTGCGCTCCAGGTCAAACTCTGGAATGGTTTTGTAATGCAATTCATGTCGGTTGGGGAGGCCGCCAATTGTCTTTAGGCCTCATTGAGTTGCTTGGCGCTACTGACCCATATTTGGTCGGTGATGCGGTAACGTATGACGGTTCTCTGTATGTTTGCGCCAGCGCTGCAACCGGTTCAACACCAGGCGTAGATGGAGCATGGACCAAACTTCTTGAGACCTTTGCAATTGGAACCACACCGGGAACTGTCGCTGCTGGTGATGACGCTCGTATTGTCGCTGGTGGTACAGCGGTCCAACCAGAAGCACTTGGTGATTCTTCGGGTCTAGATGTAGGGGATAGTGCAGGAACAGTTGCTTCAGGCGATGACCCTCGTTTCAACGTGTTAGTTCCTGTTCAGGATGCAGGCGGAATCATTACCGAAACAACTGCTATTGCGTATTCGGCAATCACAGCGGCTGCTGGTGTGACGTTTGCTGCTCCACCATCAGGTATGGTCATGGCCTATTTGGACATCCACTTGAAGTCAGGCGTTGCTGGCACAGAGGCTAGGGCTGGCCTTTGGGTTAAAGAAGGTTCTGTGATTGGATCCGGCACACTTGATCAAACCATCGAACCCATGGCTGCTAATGCGACTGATCAGTGGATCAAGATTGGTGGTTCTCGACTCATTACCGGTTTGGTTCCGAGTTCAGATTATAACATTCAGGCATGTTTCGCGTCGGAAACCGTAGATATTTCGGTGGCTGCTTCTCACTACGTTCTTACTGTTGTTCCAGTTCCAGGAGAGGCGCTTCCGGCATGATAACCGCAACGATAAACATGGATCCATCCCCAACCTTGCTCAAATATCTTCCAATGAAGGGCGTGACTATCACGGGTCCAGTTGAGGGGATCTGGACAATCGCTTCTTCGAATGGTATAACCCAACCACAGTTGGACTCGGCTCGTGACGCAGTCCTTGCATTCGCTGCAGAGATTGCAAATAAAGTTATTCTTATTGGCGTAGCTAAGGATTCTCTTGCTGTCAACATTGATTTCCTGGCGAACTTTGACGTTGAGAATCCTGATCTAGGCGTTGCTGTTACTCAGTTGATTGCAGTGACCAAACAATCCACAGCGGCTCTGAGGGTTTTGACTAGTAGTTTGGAGAACACGACCGGGGCTGTGTGACCAAACCAAAACCCATCCGAAACTAACCTAGAAGGGAGTTGATTCTATGGTTACCCGTCGGGTTAATACCCCAAAAGAAAAGACTTCTCAGCACCCGCCAGCAACAACTCCTGAAGCTCGAGAGAATCAACTTATTGCTCTTGCTGTTGATCTTGCTGAGAAACAACTTCGCGATGGGTCCGCTACGGCTCAAGTACAAACACATTATCTGAAGTTAGGGTCTACTCGTGAGAAACTTGAGCAAGAACGTCTGGGTAAAGAGAACGAACTCTTAGACGCCAAGCGAGATGCAATTGCTTCAGCAAAGCGAGTTGAGGAACTATATGTTACCGCGCTCAATGCTATGCGTTCTTACGCTGGGCATGAGCCATTAGAGATCTCGGACGAATATGACGATTAGAACTTATTCCGAGTTAAGACGTCTTGATACCTTCGAAGAACGTTATCGTTATCTTGCATTACACGGGGGTGTTGGTGCTTCGACTTTTGGGTATGATCGTTATATCAATCAACAATTTTATACGTCAACCCAGTGGCGTCAACTTCGTCATCACATCATTACAAGAGATCTCGGGTGTGATTTAGGAATAGAGGGATACGAAATTCACGTCGGTCTAATAGTTCATCACATGAACCCAATGAATGTGGATAATATTTCACATGGAGATTCAAGTATCCTTGAACCCGAGTTCTTAATTACGACGTCGCATCGTACCCATAATGCCATTCACTACGGAGACGAGAAACTCCTTCCCCGGCCTCTCGTTGCGCGTAGGCGTGGCGACACGAAGTTATGGTAATCAGAAAGGAGTGTTATGAGTCAGCCAAATTATGACGACGTTGACGTTCTGGCAATTCTTGGAAGGAAAACCCAGGATGGACCCGGCGTTAAACATCTTGTTGATGATCTTCCACCAAGTAATTTTGTCGCTTTCGCTGAGGAAGACGTTGAAAAAGTTGATAAAGAGGAGGATTCTGAGTGACTACAATTGCCTATGATCTTCCGGTAAAAGATCTAATCGAGCAACTCAGCGAAACCGGTCACGTTACTCACATCGCTTATCGTAAGACATCGGTGACACTTCATCACAATGGTGGGCGTCTTTCTCATGAAGGTGTTCTAAATGTTTGGAAGACACGTGAAGCATCGGCACAGTTTGATTCAGATGCTATTGGGGCAATTGCTCAATATGTAAAAGTAAATGAGTATGCATGGTCTTGCGGTAACACTGTTGGAAACATGAGTTCAATCCACATCGAGATGGCGAACTCAACTCTTGGTCCAAACTGGGGCGTAGCCAGTGCTACCTGGAAGTCGGCTACTCGTCTTGCTGGTTGGCTCTTTGCGAAGGTAATTGGTGAACGTCCAAACTTTGGCAACTTCTTTATGCATAGTCATTGGTATCAAACAGAATGCGCTGGTCCTTTCGTCAGGTCGATTTGGAACCAGATCATGGCTGAAGCTCAGAAGTCGTATGACTATTTCAAAGGAACACACCCACGTCCTCCAAAACCTCCGGGTAAGATTATTCTTTCTGTTGATGGTGTGTTCGGGCCACAGACAAAGATGCGTCTCCAGCAATGGGCAGGTGCGTCTGTGGATGGGATTCTTGGTTATCAATCTTGGGTTGCTATTCAACATAAGTTTGGAGGTCTTATTGTCGATGGGTCACCGGGTGTTCACACATGGACTCGTATTCAGCAAGTAACTGGGGCTCATGTTGATGGTGCTCCAGGCCCAGATACCTATAGGCATCTTCAAACATATTTGAATGCGCATTAAGAGTAAAGAAAGTTGCTAGGGATAAAGACCCTGAAGGGGGTTAGTAACATGAGTGCAAGTATTCTTAATAGTACAAAGAAGATCCTCGGTCTTGACCCTGATTACACGGCTTTCGATGAAGACATTATAACACATATCAACACAGTCTTCGTTACTCTAAACCAATTGGGTATTGGGCCGGAAGACGGGTTCTCCATTGAGGACGCGGTTCCAACATGGGACGAGTTCTTGGATAATAACCCACTTTTAAACTCGATCAAGACTTATGTCTATTTGAGGGTTCGTTTGCTATTCGATCCACCGGCAACCATGTATCTCCTTACTTCAATGAAGGAACAGATCCAGGAGATAGAATGGCGTATCAACGTTCAAAGGGAAGGAGTGTCATGGGTCGATCCGAATCCAACCCCAGTGGATCATCGAGTGTAGATACTATTCTTGCTCACATTGGTACTCAACCATGGAGTAATTATTCTGAAGCGGATTACACTGTTGAACAGTGGCATAAAGCATGTCTCATTCATCAACACGTCGGACCTCCGACTTCGAAACAAGAGTGCAAACTTCCTGTTCGAACACCAACCGGAGTGATCAACCAAAACGCAGTTTATGCTGCGACTGCCGTGTTGGCTGGTGCACGTGGCGGAGTTATCTCGTCTGCTGCAGAAAAGGCAAGTGCTGCAAAGACTTTGATTGGGATCTACAAAGAGATGGGGAAACCACCGCCTCCTTCGTTGTTAAAGCATTCCGAGATCTCAATCGCAGATGGCATTCTCGCTCACCATGGAATACCGGGTATGAAATGGGGGCATCGAAATAGTCGTTCTATTAGTAATGTTCCTGGCGAAACTGGTAATTCATCTCAAGTCACTCTTTACAGCAGACCTGGTAAAGGAATAGTAAAAACAAAAGGCGGCGAAGGTCGACTTCCATCAAATGATGCAAAATCTTCTGCTGCTTATAAGCAGATAGCTCGTAAAAGTGGATCTGACGCTTTGTCAAACGTAGAACTTGGCCAGTTGGTTAAACGAATGGGTCTAGAACAACAATACTCAAAGATCGCTAACGTATCTCAAAAGAAGAGTGTTGGACGAAAGTTCATTGAGAATCTTCTGAGTAAAGAACGAGACAGTTTGTTGTCAGGTAAGAAAGGACCTATGCTTACCGTCGTTTCTACGGCTCTTGCTGGGACATCAGATATTACTAAAAACACACATCGTTCACCGACATACCCAGTAGGAGCACTTGGAAGATCTTACGCTAAGGCAAGACATCGCCCTTAATAGAAGGGAGGGTTGGCTATGGGTTTATCTAACAGCGCGGTACCTATTTACTACGGACAATTTCGCGATGCAGTAATCCGAGGTGATATTCCTGTAAATAGGGAAGTCTCGCTTGAGATGAATAGAATTGACGCGCTCATAGCCAATCCGCACATCTACTACGATGACATGGCTGTAGATGGTTTTATACTCTTTTGTGAGAATGAGTTAACTCTTACTGATGGCACAGATCTATATCTTCTGCCTTCGTTTAAACTATGGTCAGAACAAATTTTCGGTTGGTATTACTTTGTCGAGCGAAGCGTCTATGAGCCAACTCCAGAGAATCATGGCGGTCGGTACGTAACTAAGACAATTAAGAAACGTCTCACCACCAAACAATATTTAATAGTTGCAAGAGGTTCGGCAAAATCAATGTATGCTGAATGTATACAAGCGTATTTTCTAAATGTTGACACCAGTACAACACATCAGATAACCACTGCTCCAACTATGAAACAGGCTGACGAAGTGATGCAGCCTTTCAGAACAGCCATTACCAGAAGTCGAGGACCTCTCTTCAAATTCTTGACTGAGGGGTCTTTGCAGAACACGACAGGTTCGAGGGCGAATCGCGTTAAACTGGCGGCAACAAAAAAAGGCGTTGAGAATTTCTTAACTGGGTCGCTTCTTGAAGTTCGTCCTATGGCTATCAACAAACTTCAAGGATTGCGTCCTAAAGTATCAACAATTGATGAATGGCTCTCTGGCGATATTAGAGAAGATGTTGTCGGTGCTGTCGAACAAGGTGCTTCAAAACTTGACGACTATTTGATCATCGCTATCAGTTCTGAGGGAACTGTTCGAAATGGTAGCGGTGACACGATTAAGATGGAACTCGCTGATATTCTTAAAGGTGAATACACAGCGCCGCATGTTTCGATCTGGCATTATAAACTGGATGATGTTGAGGAAGTTAAATATCCAGAGACTTGGCTCAAGGCGAACCCAAATCTTGGTAAGACAATTACATATGAGACTTATCATCTAGATGTAGAGAGAGCCGAGAAAGCTCCTGCTTCTAGGAACGACATTCTTGCTAAGCGTTTTGGGTTACCAATGGAAGGATTTACTTACTTCTTCACATACGAGGAGACTCTTCCGCATCGTCCTCGTGAGTTCTGGGAGATGCCTTGTTCTCTTGGGGCTGACTTGTCGCAAGGTGATGACTTTTGTGCTTTCACATTCCTCTTCCCTTTGCGTAAAGGGTTTGGTGTAAAGACTAGAAGTTATATCTCGTCATTAACGTTGATGAAACTTCCTGGTGCAATGCGTCATAAATACGAAGAATTCATCAATGAAGGAAGTTTGCACGTTCTTGACGGAACAATCCTGGATATGATGGATGTTTATGACGATCTTGATCAGTTCATCGAAACCTCTAAGTACGATGTTCGTACGATGGGGTTTGACCCTTACAACGCGAAAGAGTTCGTTACTCGTTGGGAAGCAGAGAACGGACCTTTCGGTATTGAGAAAGTTATTCAGGGTGCAAGGACTGAATCAGTTCCTCTTGGTGAACTAAAGATCTTGAGCGAAGAGCGACTTCTTAATTTTGACCAAGAACTTATGTCATTCACGATGGGAAATGCAATTAGTCTTGAGGATACGAATGGAAACCGAAAGCTTTTCAAGAAGAGGCGAGAAGAGAAGATTGACAATGTGTCGGCTCTTATGAATGCTTATATAGCATACAAGGCGAATAAAGATTCTTTCGAGTAGGTCGATAAACCAAACATGTAAGGAGGTGACTTTATGGGCATAACTTCTAGGTTGAAACATGCTTGGAATGCTTTTGCAAGGGAAGGAAATGCCTTTGCGAAGGATGGCGAAGCAAGTAATTTCTCTCCTTTCGATGGTATGAATGCAAGTGCGAGTTATGGTGCTCGTCCTGACCGTGTGAGGCTTCGCTACTCGACTGAGAAATCAATTATTTCTTCGATTTATGCACGTCTCAGCATTGACGTCGCTGCCATAGATATTAGGCACGTTCGCCTTGATAAGAACCAACGATATGTTGACGATATTGATAGCGGTCTTAATAATTGTTTGACTCTCGAGGCCAATATGGATCAGGCGGCTCGAGCATTCAGACAAGATATGGTATTAACTCTCTTCGACAAAGGGGTTGCTGCTCTCGTTCCGGTAGATACAACGCTTGACCCATCAGTTTCAGGTTCGTTCGATGTTAAGACTCTGCGAGTTGGTGAAGTTGTCACCTGGTATCCTAAGCACATAAGAGTCAACCTGTACAACGAAGCTGTTGGATATCGTCAAGATATTACGTTAGAAAAGAAGTTTGTTGCCATCGTTGAGAATCCTCTATATGCAGTCATGAACGAGCCTAACTCAACTCTTCAGAGACTTATTAGAAAACTTAATCTCCTGGACGCAGTTGATGAACAATCCAGTTCAGGCAAACTTGACATGATTATTCAACTTCCATACGTCATCAAGTCTGAGGCTCGTAGGCAGCAGGCAGAGCAAAGGCGTGAGGATGTTGAGTTTCAGTTGAAAGGTAGTAAATATGGTATCGCTTATATTGATGGTACCGAGAAGGTTACTCAACTGAATCGTCCTGCTGAAAACAATTTGCTTGCTCAGATCACTTATCTAACTGAGATGCTTTACTCGCAACTCGGGCTTACGGCAGAAGTAATGAATGGCACGGCTAACGAAGCGGCTATGCTAAATTATAACAATCGTACCATCGAACCTGTTCTGGCGGCTTTTACTGAGGCTATGAAACGAACCTTCTTGACTAATACAGCACGGTCTCAGTCGCAGTCGATTATGTTCTTCCGAGACCCATTCAAGTTGGTTCCTATTACTAGCATTGCGGAGATTGCTGATAAGTTTACTCGTAATGAGATCTTGACTTCAAACGAGATCCGGTCCTTTATCGGAATTAAACCATCAGACAATCCAAAGGCTGACCAGTTGGTAAACAGTAATATGCCACAACCGGCAGGAACACCAACTTCTACGTCGTCAACAGCGTCAACAGTGCCAACTGAGCCAACCGCGTCGAATTCTCCTCAACCAACGGTTCCACCGGATTCTTCCGCTCAGGATGCAATAGTTAATGGGGTATTCTCTGATCTGGAAGACACCATTAACAAGATCATAGCTGAGAACGGAGGTTGAGGTATTTATGTCAAAAAATGTTGATGAGATCATTCACCAATATGTCTCAGAGTTTTACGATCCACAAAAAGCTCACGATTATTACATGAGGACTCGTCAACTTAAAGGCGATCAACCTCAGTTGGATAAAGAGCAGAAGAAAATATTTGCCGTGTCGAAGAGTAATATTGGGGCTAAGAGAACTTCCGAATTAAAAGGTAATAGTCAAATCCAAACAGCACGGCTAAGTGCTCTTCGACAGACTGCCACGGCGACTCGAGATCGTATTACGGCAGAGTTGGCAACATTCTTTTCCAAAACAAAGGATAAAAAACTTCGGGTAAATGCTCAAAAAGAAGCTCGTTTGAAGAGATTGAAAGTTGCTGGGGATCTTAAATCTGTGTTAGCTTCGTCAAGAGCATCATACAAACAACAAGTCGCCGGAGTTAAAGCTAATTATGATAAGATCACAGCGAATGAACGACTCAAAATTAGTAATGTCGATACATCTGGGATATTTGATGGATGAGAAAACGTTAACATGCCGGCTCCGTCGGGGTCAGCAATGTCGTATAACAAGCAAGGAAGGAGACAGTCGCAATGGAAGCTGATTTCAGCGGTTATGCCACGAAGGCTGGCCTCAAATGCTCCGACGGTCGGACCATTATGCCAGAAGCATTCAAGAACATGGATGGGCAGAAGGTTCCGCTTGTTTGGCAGCATGGCCACAGTGAGCCCTCGAATGTTCTTGGGCACGCGATGCTTGAGAGTCGGGATGATGGGGTTTACGCGTATGCGTTCTTCAATGAGACCGACCCAGCCAAACAGGCTAAGACGCTCGTTCAGCATGGGGACATCACAGCACTATCTATCTACGCTAACCAGTTGGTGGAGCGTAGTAAGCAAGTCTTCCATGGAGTAATTCGTGAACTAAGTCTGGTTCTTTCAGGCGCCAATCCGGGTGCTCTTATTGACAACGTAACAATTGCACACGCTGATGGTGATATCGATACTCTTGAGGATGAGGCAATCATCTACACGGGGCTTCCTATCGATCTTGATACTGAAGTAAAACATACTGACGAACCGGTTACCGAGCCTGTAGTTGAGCATGTCGATACTCCTGCAGATCCCACCGTTCAGGAAGTCTACGACACGCTTACCCAGCAACAGAAGGACGTCGTTGACTACATGCTTGGAATGGCCATCCAGGAGGCGACCAATAGCGTTGTCGTTGACCCTGCTATTGTTGATCCGGCTATTGCACAATCAGAAGCGGTTGTTCAACACGCTGGTAGTCCAATCGTAATGGCTAACTTTGCTATGATTAACGCTGAAAGAAAAGGCGATACTCAGGCGATGATTTCTGCTGGTAAAGCGATGATTGCTGCCAACAAGAACGGTGATACAAAACCTATGGAGGATGCTATCAAGAGTGGTGATGTCAAGGCCATTTCGACAGCAGCCAAAGCTTTGATGAGTGCTAACAAAGTCTCTGCAGTGCATTCGGATAACACCGACACAAACAATGACGAGGGCGACCTCACCAGTAAGGAAGGAACTGCCGAAATGGCCCACAAGGAAGGAACCGATGACATGACGCACAATGTTTTCGAGCAGAGCGGCATTGTTAAGCCGACTGGCGGCCCCACGCTCACCCACGATCAACTCAAGGTAATCGTCGACGATGCTCAGAGGATCGGTTCACTCAAAGAATCCTTCCTTGCTCACGCTGTTGAGTATGGTATCGAGAACATTGACTACCTGTTCCCAGATGCTCAGTCTGTCACCTCGCAGCCTGACGTCATTAGTCGTCGTATGGAGTGGGTGCAGTCTGTTATCGGAGGCGCAAAGCACTCTCCTTTCGCTCGCATCAAGTCCACCGCGGTCGACATCACCGCTGAAGAAGCTCGGGCCAAGGGCTACGTCAAGGCCACCCTCAAGAAGGAAGAGGTGATCAAGCTTCTCAAGCGAGTTACTACTCCTACTACGGTCTACAAGAAGCAGAAGCTTGACCGGGATGACATCATCGACATCACGGATCTTGATGTCGTCGCCTGGCTCAAGGCTGAAATGCGCGTCATGCTTGACGAGGAGCTTGCTCGTGCGGTCTTGATCGGTGATGGGCGGGACCCTGAGGCCGAGGACAAGATTGATGAGGTTTGCCTTCGTCCGATCGCATATGACGACGAGATGTATTCTCACCTCGTTACCGTTGCATCAAACATCACCGGAGACGCCATCGTTGAGGCGATTCTTCGTGCACGTACCTATTACAAGGGCACCGGAACTCCGACCCTCTACACGACTGACTCGATTCTCACCGACATGATCCTGCTCAAGGACGGCATGGGTCGTCGTCTCTACGCAACTGAGGTTGAGTTGGCTGCGGCGCTTCGTCCGACCCGCAGGCCAGGCGGGCAATTGGACGGGGTGGAGACTGCCGGCGCTCGTGCAGCTGCGATTTCGGCCAGATCCGAACTCGGCGACCGCGCAGCGCGGTCGTGACCCTGACTGGTACGCCCATTTTCCGACCCAGG